AGCAAGGTGCAATCGATATCTTCTGTCAAATATTATTTTAATAATGTTTTAACTACATTATCACCAACTAGCTATTACTTCACTAATTCAACCGATTATGCTAAGCTAGTTTTTACTGAAGATTTTACTGTCGATAATAGACTACAAGCAATAGAAATAGAATTTGTTGCTGGTTATGGAGCGACTGCAAGTGCAGTGCCTACTGCTTTAAAAGAGGCTATGCTTTCATTTGTCGACTGGTTATTCAATAATAGTGGCGACTGTGCAACCGATGGTAGCCTGATGGCTCAAAGCTTATTTAATAGCTATATAATTGGCAAAAAACTGATGTTTACAATATGAAATGCCAATCAATCAAAAACAATGTTAAAAAGATTTGCACCGCTGATTTCAACAAAAAGATAGTTATTCAAAGATATACGAGCGGAGGCAGTAGCAATCCTAATGCTGATGCTATGTTGACTTATCAAACTATTGCAACCGTGTTTGCAATGCTTAAAACTACAGCAACTGGAGATTTTGTTAATAATGTTAATGTTGGCAACTCAATAACGATCGACTTTTACATTAGATATAATTCTGCAATAGATATATCACAACAACTTTTTGTTTTATTAGATAATATAAGATATAAAATAGAATTAGTAGACGATATTGATAAAGATAACAAGATAATAAGATTAAGAGCTAAAGAATTAGGCTTATCAACACTAAAAGCCAACACAATATGAAAATGACAACTGAGGGATTGGCTACTCTATTAAAAAACAGACAATTACCAAAGCAATTAAGTGTTGCTTATAGAAAAACTGCTTATCAAATAGGTAAAACATTACGAGACTGGTTATTGCAAGATATGAAAAAGCCAAAAACTGGACGGCAATATAAAAGTTATTTTGGAGTGAAGGGTAGATTAAAAAGACCGAAGCTAGTAAGAGCCTCTGCACCAAGCGAAACCCCTGCGGTTCGCACTGGCAACTTTAGAAAATCCGTTAATTTTATCGTAAGAGGAAATAGGACATTAGAATGGGGGAGCGGTAAAGATGGTTTTGCAACTAAATATAATAAAGCCCTAGAATTTGGATCAAAGAATATGAAAGCGAGAGCACCTTTACAAAGATCAATGCAAGCAAATGAAGGGCGGTTAAAAGCATTGGCAATTAGTAATATCGAAAAAGTGGTTTATGGTAGGTAATCAAATAGCAAATAGGCTAAGGCAAGTTCTATGCAACTTTACAAATGATTTTAGCGATGTTGTAAATATTACTAGTCTTGTTAAAAACAACACATTAGTAACTGCAACTGCAACTAGTCACGGTTTATTTAATAACGATTATATCACAGTAAAGGGAGCTAAAAGAAGGGTAAATATTCAATCCATTACTTTTGCAAATGGCTATGCAACTATTAAATTAGCTGAAAGCCACAATCTGTTTATTGAGGTAGACACTAAAATAACAATTGCTGGCTGTTCTGTTGCTGGTTATAACGGCGAGAAAATAATAAAATCTTTGCCTGATTTTTATTCAATAGAAATTTATTCAACTAATTTTGGCAATGCTACTGATGGTTATATTACACTCAATGATAATATCTATTATAATGGCTATAAACAAATAACTGTTATTGATGGAAATAGTTTTAGTTATCCAGTCGTTAATTCTATTGCAAATAATACAATAGATGGTAATATTACTTTTAGCAAGGCTTCAAGAATACAGCATATAGCAACAGGCGAGCGAGCCGAAGAGTTCTTTAAGAATAACACTAGCAAAAAGTGGATGTTTGTTTTATTAGGAGATGAAAGAGTAGAGGAAAATGGGGCGACTTTAACAACAGACTCACTAAGCACGAACCAAACCTTTTACTTTAAAACATTGCTAGAATTTTCAATATTTGTCGCAATTCCGACCGATAATTCTAGCTTTGCGAGTGCTGAGGCTGACTTGGCAAGAAGTTATTTAAAACCGATATTAAAAAGTATTGCAAATTATCGTTTTACTAGTATCTTAACACAAGATAAATATCAACCCTGCCTATATATTGGCAATGCAACCGATGCTTATAATGTTGCTAGTTATATTCATCGTTTTGATTTTGCAATTACTGGCGAGATTATAGATAATGATGGAGTTGATCATTTTAATGATGTAGTGCCGTTGTTAGAAGTTAATCTTGCTATTGATAATTTTAATTCTAATGTTAATTATTAAATGAAGATAAAAATATTGAAAAGTTTTAACGATCCTAAACTTGGGCTGTTAAAAGAAGGGCAAGAAATCGAGATTGAAACTATTGACGATGTGCCCGCTAGTCAATTTTGGCGAAATAGATTAAAAGATAGTGTTATTGATAATGCTATTGAAATTATTAAAACTAAAAAAGAAAAATAATGAGCGAATATCCTAAAGCAACCGTCAATATCCTAAGTGCAAATACTTTTGCATCGCTTGACGAGAGATCAATTCTATTAGTGGGGCAAAAACTTAGTGGCTCTGCAACAAGCGGAGAGTTAAAAGAAATTCTAACAGAAACTGACCTAAACAACTTCTTTGGCAGAAATTCTCATATTTCAATCGCTGGCAGGGCATTGTTAAAAACTTTGTCTATATCTTCGATCCGCCCTAAAGTTTCCGCTATTGCTCTTGACGACAATGCGAGCGGTGTAGTTGCTACTGGTTCATTTGCAATTACTGGGACTGCAACTGCAAGCGGTTCATTAAGCTTTTATGTAGATAGCATTAAAAACGGTGCTTATCAAGTTGATGTTGCTATTGGCGACACTGCGGTTGCAATTGCAACTAAATTAAAAGCATTGATTGATGCTAATTTAAACAGCCCTGTTAGTGCTGGTATTTCTACCTCAACTATTACTTTAACCTCTGTAAATAAAGGGCTTGTTGCTAACTCAATAGGCTTAAAACTTAAAGGCTCTGTTGCTGGCATTTCTGTTGCAATCACTGCAATGAATGGCGGTTTAACTAATCCTGTCTTGACTGGTCTTTTTGATAGTATTGTTAATAGCAAAATCCGCTTTACTTCGATCGCTTATCCTAGTGAATATACTCTAACAACTTTAACCGCTTTAACAGAAGCCAGAGTTAATGTTGACAACGAAGTATTAGACGGCTTGGGTATTATTGCCAAAACAGACACCTATGCTAATAACAATAGCTTTTTAGATGGACTTAACCTAAAAACTTTAGATGTTATTTGCAACAATAAAATCAACACTGCAACTCACAAGGGCGGAGCTATTTTCGAAAATAACTTAACTATATCCGCTGTTATTGCTGGCATTCGTGAATTAAGATTGACTGTAAATGCTAATATCTCAAGAATAATGTCTAACGGCGAAGCCTTGGGCGGTTCTTATAATGCGGCCATCCCTTATTTTAACACTGTCGCTTTCGAGTTGCCAATTATCGATGTTGGCAATAACTACCTAGAAGAAGAAAGAAACGAGCTTAAAAACTCTGGAGGCTCTTGCCCTCAAAACAACTCTGCAAATAGCTATATCGATATCAATAAGCAATTTACTACTTACAAACTAGATAATGCTGGCAATGTCGATAAAACTTATCAAAGTGTTAATACTCTTGACACTATGTCGATTGTTCGTGAATACTTTTTTAGAAGCATAAAAAAAGACTTCTCACAACACGGTTTAACAAGTGGACAGATAGTTGCTAATCGTAAATTAGTTAATAAAGATACTTTTATCGGGGCTTTATGTGAGTATTACAAACAATTATCTGGTCTTGCTAATATAAATACTGATTATGCTTTACTTGTTGCTAGCAACGAGGCTCTTAATTACTTTAAAGACTATATTTCAAAAACAATTATTGTTAATTTGCAAGAAGGGTCTATTATTGCTGACAGTTCCGCAAAGATAGTATCTCAACTTGAAACTATTATTATCAATCTAATCCCTAATTTCGAGGCTTAATTATGGCAATACAAGATAAACCATTATTGATTGTAAATGGCAAAACAATACCTTACAATTCTAAGGTAAGTTTTACTGACGGAACTCCTGAGATTGAAACCTCTGGTCAAATCGGCGGTCCACCAATTAAAAGAAAAAACTATGAAAATGCTTTTTCTGTTATAAAAGTAAGTATTCGTTATTCGCAAGAGACTGAAGCAACTATTAATCAAATTATGCAAAATGGCGACAATAACACTATTGAATACGGCTCTAACAGATGGACTGGAGCTGTCTTAAAAAGCAATATGATTGAAAGATCGTATGGAGAAGATGTAGACTTAGAATTTAATGCTAACCCACTTTTTGCATAATGAAAATACAACTTACAAAACCCCTAGAAAAATCGTCTTTTAACGATAACGGAACTAATACTTTTAAAGATATTGATACTATTTATCTAAAAGATATTAATATTAATCTTGTTAGGGGCTATTTCCATTATTTTAGATCGGCTTTTATTAGGGCTTCTATGGAGTTCGTAGCAAAAAATAAAAAGCAAGAGCAACAAGGTGAAGGTGAAGCTATGTCTGCCTCTGCCATTGCTCTTATTTTATTTAATGGCGATCAAGATTTAAATGAAATATCAGATGAATTACTTAGAAAAGTTGCTTTTAAAGATGATAATTATAAAAATCCATTGACTGAAAACGATGTTGAAAAATTAGATTTTCAAGATTGGGAAAATATCATTTGCGAGTTCTTGGTAAATTTTTGGGTCGGCAAGTGGTTAGCTGGAGGGAAGAAGAGCTAAAATTTCAAGAAGAGATCGTTTATCTAGTATCTCAAATACTAGTCTTTTATAAGGGTGCTATAACTTACCAAGAGATATTAGAGATGCCACTTGCTGAACTAGATATGATTATAAAAGCCCGCAACAAAATAATAAAAGAGCAACAGAATGTCATTTAATGTTAAATTTGTCTACGATCTAGTCGATAATCTAAGTCCTAAACTCAAGGCGATTGATAGGGCTATGTCTGGTGTTGCAAATACATTTTCTAAGAATGCAACACAAATAGCTAGTAATATGTCAAATCTGTCTGACAAAGCTTTTAGCTTTAGTAAAAGTGTTGCCGTTATGTCGACTAGCATTGGTGCAATGGGAATTAAAGCTATTAAATCTGCTGGCGATTTTGAAGCATTAGGTATTCAATTGGAGATTTTAACAGGCTCAGCAGAAAAAGGGCAAAAACTTTTTAAAGATTTATCAAAATTTGCCGCTCAAACTCCTTTCGAATTACCTGAAGTAGTCAAGGGAACAAGAACATTGCTAGGCTTCAATATCCCTCTGTCTGAAGCTATGGATACAATTAGAATGCTTGGTGATGTGGCCGCAGGATCAGGAGCAGATCTTAGTCAATTAGCCGTGGTCTATGGTCAAGTTGCTGGTGCTACTAAATTACAGGGTCAAGATGCAATACAGTTTATTTCTAACAGTGTCCCTATTTTATCTTTATTGCAAAAAACCACTGGAAAAACAATAGAGCAATTGAAAAAAATGGGAACAGACGGTAAGTTATCTTTTGAAATGACTAGAAAAGCATTAAAACAAGCAACACAGCAATCTGGAATGTATTATCAAGCAACCGAAAAACTCTCACAATCGTTAAACGGCTTGTTTTCAACATTAAAAGATAGTATTAATCTTGCTTTTGCAGAATTAGGAACTGAGATCGTAAAGGTTGTCGACTTAAAAAACATAATAAAAGATATAGTTGATTATGCTGAAAGAATAACACAATCTTTTAAGGAACTGTCGCCTGAAATGAAAAAATTTATTGTTTATGGTGGTATGTTTTTAACTGCTTTATTGCCAATCGGCTTGGCTTTGGGAGGGTTTCTGGTTGCATTAAAACAAATAGCAATTGTAATTGCATTTATTGGTAGAACGGCTTTATTAAATCCTTTTACCTTTTGGTTAAGTGCAATTGCTTTGTTAGTCACTAATTTTGACACTATCTGGAGTATTGTTAAAAAGATTTTTGATATAATTGGCAAGATAACTATAGGAGCAGTAAGGATGTTTGGCAGAGATACCGCCTTCGGTAAATTTGTCAATTCTAAGCTTGATTTATTTATAGGCAAAGAACAAAATCAAACTACAATACCAATCCCAGCTCAATCGCCACAATCTTTTTCTGGCGGTTTTGATGTTAATTTTGCTAATATGCCAAAAAATACAACTGTTTTACAAAGACAATCAACTCCTAATTTTGATTTAGGTTTCAATACAACTTATGCTCCCCGATGACTTTATTTAACAGCTCAAAACTAAAAGTCGCTCAATTTAAGAATGCTAAATTCTTTTTAGATAATAGCAGCTTAAAGGGTGGAATTAAATTTGCGGAATTTGAATACCCTAAAACTGATAAAAGAGATATAGAGAGCCTTGGTCGCTTGTTAAAAAAGATTAGCATTAGATGTATTATAGATTGCAATAAGAATTATACAGCAAGAGATAAATTGCAAAAAGCTTTTGACGAACCTAAAGCTGGCAACTTATCGTTGCCATTTTACAAAAAGTTTTATGGCTATGTCACGGAATACTCTTTTTCTGATAGCAAGACTAGCATCGGGACTGTCGATGTTAATTTTGAATTTGTCGAGGTAAGCAAAAAAGGCGGTATAGACAAAAAAGGTAAGGGCTTTTTAGCTCAGCTAAAGAGTGATATCTTAGGATCTTATGAAGATGATTTTGATAAAGCTTTTGCGGCCGTAAAAGATGCTAAAGAAAAATTCGACAGTGCCGTAGATACTCTAACTGAAGTAGCAACAACTATTAACCAAACCGCCAGTGCCGTTGCTGGTGCTGGAGATAGTCTGGGCGATTTTTCTACATCAATTAATCAAATAATCGGCTCTGCTAATAACCTTGTAAAAGCCCCTAAAACACTATTTAATAACATTAAGATTGCTTTTGATAATCTAGGAGTTGCTTTCGCAAGTAGTAAAGATTTATTTAAAACCTGCAAAGACTTATTTGGTATTGACAAAAAAGACAGAGATCAAATCGGCAATTCGCAAAACTCAATCGACATTAGAAATAACCAAAACTTAATCAATCAAGCCGTTAGAATTAATGCCCTCACTCTTGGTTATGAAGCATCGGCAGTAATTGATTATACTAATACTCAAGAACTTAATACTGCTATTACTGATTTAGAAAATGGTTTTTCTAAGATAGATTTTTCACTTATAAACGATCTTAGCATAATTGATAACCTACAACAGCTAAGGTATCAAGCAATCAATTATCTTAACCAATTAAGATTAAGTGTGCCAAACCTTATTGATTATGAAGTTGCCAACCCTACACCTTTAACTAAAATTCTATTTAGTTTATATGGAAATGATAGCGAGGAAAATAGAGAGGCTATTATCAATATAAATAATTTTCAAGACACTAGTAATATTAACGGTGTAATAAAGGTGCTAAAATATGTTTCTACTGAATAATAGCGATAAAGTTAAAATCACTTGCGATGGAGATTTATGCGAAAAATTTATTAATTTTTCTCTAGAAAAATCAATCGAAAACTTTTGCGGTTCATTTTCTTTTACGATCACTCAATCAACTGCAAATAGACTTGGAGTTCGGCAGGGTTCAAGAATTGTTATCGATGTTGCTGATGAAACTGTTTTTACTGGGCTGGTCGAAGCAATAGAGCATAACCAAGGTTTTAATCAACACAGCATAACAGTATCTGGTAGGGATAAAACTGCGGAGCTAATTGATAGTTATATCTTGCCAAAACAATACAAGCAAAATGACTTTATTAAGCTAATGCGAATTGTTTTAGATGATAATGGATATAAAAATATTAGAATTGAAAGCGACATAAGAAGATTACCTAAACTGCTTGGCAAATCTTTTGTTGCTGAAAAAGACCAAAAAATATTTGATTTTTTTGACAAACTAGCAAGATTACTGAATGTTATCTTAATTACTGATGCCTATGGCGATATTGTAATAACAAGAGAGGGGGCGGATCTAGCCGTTGGCGGTGTTAATTTAACAAGTGGCGGTATAAATGCTTTAAGTAGCTCACTTTCGGTAGACAGCAACGAGACTTACAAATATATTAGAATAATTGGTTCACAGAAAACTGATAATTCAAAAAAGAGATTAAAGCAAAAAGTAGAATTTACTGATGAAAGAGCAAGCACTAAAAAAAGACTGATAGTTTCAATTGGCAATAATGCCAATAGACAGACTTTAGAGAGTGTTGCGAATTGGTATATGGCAGTCAAGAGAGGCAAGGGAGCGAGATATAATACTGAAGTGCAAGGCTTTTTAACTAATATTACAAGCGGTATCTTATGGCAACCTAATACTATTCTATTACTAAAAGACCAAGCTAATAATATCAACGGTTCATTCTTAATACAAGGTGTCAATTATAGTCAAGATAGTAGCGGAAGCAAAACCGCTTTGTCAATTTGTAATATCGGTAGTTTTTCTAGTTTTGACGACAACCCTCTTTTATCGCCTCAAGTGGCAAAGTTTTTCAAAACATTTAATGGCGACCTAGCTGATAAATATAGATAAATCTTTATTGCTAATTTCGTTAATATTTTTGCAATTTTCTAATTTAATACATTGATTGCCTGTGCCATAAATTGTTATGGTGCTTGTTAATTTGCCAATGTTTATGCTTTCTATTTTGTTAATCAAAACTGTTTTGTAATTACTGATATATTTTGCTTGCTTATTTTCGATTACAATCTTCTGCGATCTAATATTTTCTGCATAACCTAAAAGAATTATTGGTATAGTTATCGAGAAAAAACCTAGCGACTTAATATTGGCAAAAAATATAATAAGAGCTATTATTATATGTGGATAATAATTTAATCTTGAGGGTTTTAATATAATCACGACACCCCACCAGTATTAGAACCGCCACTCTGCACCCCTGAATGTGTATGTGTTAAGAATAGCTTACCTTGTAATTTAGTTTCATCGGTAGTTTCAAATTTAGCATTTACTTTAGTGTCTGCATTTAATGTTATATCGCTGGCTATTTTAATTGTTCTGTTTTGTTTAAAATTGCCAATAGCAACTTCATTTATTGCTAAGGAAGGTTGGGAGGCAATATTTATTGGTAAAACAAAAGAATAATCGTTAGTGCCGTCTTTAAAAAGCATTCCTAAAGAATTTTCGTCAATTGCTATATTAGCAAAAAAACCTGCTGGATAAACAACTGTCGCTCCGTCAATTATCGACCCGTCTGCAAGCTGAACTCTTGCTAAGTTATTTTCAATTGCTAAGATACCGACTATTTGCATTTATTTATTGACAAAATTAATAATGCCAATATTATCAACTATTATTATAAAAAATCAAGTAAAAAATGATTGACTTAGCCCTGACAAATAACAACTACTTTGACATTGACTTTGAAAATGGCGACTTTAAATATTGCTACGATCTAAAAACGGCAATTTTAATGGCTATTTTCTGCGAAAAAAGAGCCGACCCATTACAAGTGCCACAAATAGACCAAAGAAGGGGCGATTTTACTAATCAATTTAACCTAGTTAATGGCTATGAAGTAGGTTCGTTGTATTGGCTATATACTTCACAAAACAAGATAGACGAAGCCAATAAAGAAGATTTACAAGACACGATAAACGAAAGCCTGCAATGGCTAATTGATGACAATTATCTTAATGATATAGAATGCAATGTCGAGATTGCCGATAATCAATATGTTACTAATATTGCCACAACCGACACCTTTAATGCTAAAACAAGTTATACTTTTTAACAATGCCAATAATAACTAAAACATTACAAGAAGTCCAGCAAATGATGGTTAGCTCATTATTAATGTCTGTTAATACTGGACAAACTGATATCAAAAAACAAATCGACCCTAATATTCGCAATAGCCTGATTAGTGGACTTGTTAGCTCATTATCTGCGGGTATTGACGATAATAACCAATTGTTAAAACAAATATTAAAACAACTCTTCCCGCAGACTGCAACCGACGAATATCTAAAGTTTTGGGGTGAAATGCTAGGGCTTTCAATAAAGACTAGTCAAAAAGCAAGTGGTTATATTAATCTAATAGGCACTGCCTCTATTCAAATACCAACAAATACAATATTGCAAAAAGCCGATGGGACAGAATACGACACATTAGCAACAACTATGATTGCAACTCAATCAATAAATATAACCTCATTAATAAGAGTAGGGACAACTGCAACCGCCACAACAAGCGACAATCATAATCTAGCAAGCGGAATGCAAGTTATTATTGCTGGTGCAAATCAAACCGATTATAATATAACTGCAACTATTACCGCTACTGATTATAATAAATTTACCTACCAAGTTGCTAATGCCCCTACAACCCCTGCGACTGGCTCAATTAATGCAACGGCAACCTTCGCAAGAGTGCAAGTGTTATCAAGAGAGTTAGGGACTATTGGCAATGCCACGAATGGTAGTCAATTAGAATTAGTTTCGCCAATAGAAAATGTAGATAATTTTGCATTTGTTAGTTATGAAGGCTTAACAGGTGGACTTGATGCCGAAACAGAAGACAGCTACAGAGCGAGAGTATTATATGCTTGGGCTAATAACACTGCAAGCTTTACTAATGCTAGAATACAATCATTTTTGATTAATAACATTTCTGCAATTACTAGGGTTTGGGTATATGATGCGACCCCTAGTGCTGGCTATGTATCAATATATTTTGTCAATGATAAAGAAATAAGTATATTGCCAAACTCCACACAACTTGCTGAAGCTAAACTTTCAATTACTGATACAAAAAACGGCGGAATAAAGCCCGCAAATACCGATGACACTATGGTTTTAGTTTTATCTCCGCAACCTGTTTATGTCGATTTTGCTTTTAGCTCACTCACTCCTAACACGACCGAGATGCGACAAGCTATTACTGATAGATTAACAGATTACTTTAAAAGTGTCGAGGTTAGTCTAGGCAAGGATATTAGCGAAGCGACTTATAAGAATGTTATATTTTCAACAGTCGACAGTCAAGGCAAAACACCTACTTTTACCTTATCGCAACCGTCTGGTGCTATCGATGTGTCTAGCAACCAATTGCCAATATTAAGAAATATTACATTCTAATGATAGAGAGTAGAACACAACAAGAACAAGCTAGGGTATTAGCTAATTATCTAAGGAACGACAACCTTCACGAGGCTAAAAACAAAGAAGATAGCAACTTATATAAAGTATTGCTTGGGCTTGCTGAAGGCTGGCTAGATTTTCGAGAAAATGCAAAGGATATTATTGACAATTATAATATTAACCATAGTTTATTATTAATAGAAGAATGGGAAAAAGCCGTTGGTATTCCTGATGATGTTTTTAGTGTGGCGAGTGATATTGAAACTAGAAGAAAAAATGTCTTGTTAAAAATAGCTGGATCAAAGGCTGAAACTAAAGAGCAATTCGAAAATATTGCAAAAATACTTGGTTTTAATATTCAAATCGAACCTGCTTTTCAATATTGTAAATTTACTTATAAGTTTCCAGTCTTATTGGTTAGTCAAGGCTCAAGACCATTTGTTATTATTGTTAATATAGATAAGTCGTTAAAACCAAATGGCTTTCCTTTTAAATTTACCTTTAAATTTTCAACAAGCCCTGCAAATATTTTAAAATTGTTTTTCAATAAAATCAAACCGTCAAATACAATAATAGTTTTTAGATATGTCTAATTTTTTAGTTAATAAAGTCGAAGGCGACACATTAGAAGCCCTAGAGTGGAATCAGTTTGCCGAGATTAATAATCTTATTTTAAGTTCGGGACAAAGTTTAGATGCCAATGTTTTAGAGCAAGTGGCGAAAAGTGTTGCTAATTACACAAACTCTGGCAACTTTTACACAGAAAATGGAGTTGCAAATAGTTATACATTAATTGGAGCTGGTAGTTTCAAAACTCCTACTGCCTATATAAATGGAATGGTTGTTAGATTTATTACAACCAATGCCAATACAACTACAACACCA